CAGAAAGGAACACCGATGCATGTTCGTGGCGCTTTGTTGTATAATAATCTATTGAAGCAACACAAACTAAAGAAGTATGAAACTGTAAAAGATGGCGATAAGATTAAGTTTATTCAGTTGATAGAACCTAATCCGTTGAGAGAAAACATTATATCTTTTATCGGCACATTGCCAAAAGAGTTTGACTTGCATAGATATATTGACTATGATGTTCAGTTTGATAAATCGTTCTTAGAGCCATTGCGATTTATTGTTAATGCAATCGACTGGAGTTTTGAAAGACAGTCAACACTAGATGAGTTTTTCTAATGACAGACGAACAACTAAAAGATTTTATGGAATATTTTAAAGATGAGCTGCCAGACCCCGAGCACTATCCACAAAAAGTATTATGGTTAATGAAATGGTATCAATCAATTGTTATGAGGAATAGAGAATGAAAGAAAATGCATACACACACTACATAAGAGATGAGGAACTATATGGCCGTTTCAAGGATGCGGCTAGAGAAGATAAGTTGCCAATACTCGATAATAAGACATTCGAAAGAATGAATAAAGAATACGGCAAAGAGAAGATGCGAACAAATCTTGCTGACTATATTGCAACTGAACGACCTGTATTCCCATTAAAAGAAATAACTAAAGATAGAATGAGAGATTGTTTTCATTCTTTAAAAAAGTTTGATACCAGCACCATTTGTATTCCAAATGAGCAAGTAGAAAAAATTGTATTTGAGAAGTATGATGATTACAAATACAGTTATGATGATTATGGACTTGGCTTGATAAATGGTGCTAGTACCTTCAATGATGTATCAAATTATTTTCATCAAGACTTACGACTTGAATGTGGTAGTTATGGTTTCAGAGCACCTAAAGAAGTTTGGGAAAATGGTTCTGCATACGACATATGGAAATGTTTCGGTCCTTTATGGCGAGGCATCAACGGCGTTCAAAAGGTTATGATAGAAGGTAAAGAAGAATTAATGGGCGGCGAGTTAAATGAGAAAAGTTATATGTCTGCATTTAGACTAGGCACTTATATTGCAACACAGTTTAAACCAGTTGTTGCAAAGGCAATCTACGACATCACAGAGGCAAGAACTGTATTAGATACAAGTTGTGGTTGGGGTGATAGACTTGCAGGATTCTTTGCTTCAGACGCTGAAGAATTTTATGGTTGCGACCCAAACCCAAATACATATCAGAGATATCAAGAACAAATATCTACTTACAATAAGATGTTATCTAAACCTAAGAAAGTTCAGATATGGAATTGCGGTGCAGAAGATTTGCCTTATCACAAACTGCCGGCGATTGATGTTGCATTTACTAGTCCACCTTATTTCTCAACAGAAGAATACAATAAAGGTGGTGAACTAGAAGAAAATCAATCTTGGTTTAAGTTTAATGAATATGATAAATGGCGTGATGATTTCTATTTAGTTGTTGCAGAGAAAACAATGGAAGTAGCTAAGTTCATGTTTGTCAATATCATGGACCCAAAGATACACGGTGTTCGTTATCGTTCTAGTGATGAACTAGTTGAGAAGTTTAAAGATAAGTTTCTTGGCCAAATCGGTATGAGAATTATGCAACGCCCTCAAGGCAAGGCAGTATTCAATGATGAAGATGGTTCTTTTAGTAAAGAAAAACTAGACGAACATATGAACAAAATGTTTATAGAGAATGTCTGGTGTTTTGGGCCTGAATCAGATTTATTTAAGAATTCAAGAGTGGCAACATTAGATGATTTTTTCTAAATATTGCTTGACAAAACTAAATAATTAGAGTATAATACCATTATGTTAACCGTACAGACAAGACTAAAATCAGAACCAGATTCAGAGTGGGAGTTCCATGAACTTTCACTAGATAAATTCCCAGGCGGATTTCAAAGAGAATCAGAATGGGCTGTAAAATACAAAAGAAGAAACACAGACCCTCAACATAAACACGAATATAAAGTGGAGCTAAAAACATGAGTGATTTTTTAAAAGATATAATTAGAGAAACAGGTAACGAATATGCAAGTTTAGTATCAGAAGGTTCAACAGGTGATGTGAACGATTTCATTGATACAGGTTCGTATATTTTCAACGCATTACTTGGCGGCAGTATTCATAGAGGATTGCCATCAAATAAGATAACTGCTATTGCAGGTGAAAGTGCAACAGGTAAAACATTCTTTGTACTAGGCATGGTTAAGAGTTTCTTAGATAAGAATCCAGATGCTGGTGTTATCTTCTTTGAAAGTGAATCTGCTATTACAAAAGAATTGATTGAAGAAAGAGATATTGATAGTAAGCGTATGGTCGTAATGCCTGTAACTACTGTTCAAGAATTCAGACATCAGGCGATTACTGTATTAGACAAATACATTGAACAAAAAGAGTCAGAAAGAAAACCAATACTACTTGTGTTAGATTCTCTAGGTATGTTATCGACTACTAAAGAGATGGAAGATACACAAGCTGGTAAAGAAACAAAAGATATGACAAGGGCACAAATTGTAAAAGCCGCCTTTCGAGTACTCACCTTGAAGTTAGGGAAAGCATCAGTTCCCCTTATTATAACAAACCATACTTATGATGTGGTGGGCAGTATGTTCCCACAGAAAGAGATGGGTGGTGGGTCAGGATTGAAATATGCCGCTAGTAGCATTGTCTATCTTTCTAAACGCAAAGAAAAGAATGGCACCGAAGTAATCGGTAACATTATTCATTGCAAGAACCACAAGTCAAGATTGACCAAAGAAAACAAAATGGTTGATGTTCGATTGACTTACGACAAAGGTTTAGATAGACACTATGGTTTATTAGAACTGGCATTGAAATATGGGATATTCAAATCAGTTTCTACAAGAGTTGAGTTGCCAGATGGCACTAAGACTTTTGGTAAGACTATAAATAATAATCCTGAGAAGTTTTATACACCAGAAATACTAGAACAACTAGACGCCGTTTGTGCAAAAGAATTTAAGTACGGAGACCACATTGAAGAAGTCCAAGAATCAACAGACCCCGAAGAAACCACCAACACATAAGACTACAAATCCAGTACATCAAGAAGATTATGTTTTCTTAGAGAAACCTGGTGAGGACTTTACGGCACTAAAACTGATTAGTGGTCCGTTTGCAAGTATAGTTTTTAAATATGGCAATGTAGGATTTGCACCAGAATCCGAAGCAGTCGGCGGCGCTTTACCTATGAGATTTGATTATACAATCATAGAAAATAATATTCAAGCAGACACCGACAGTCAAGAATTTATCAATCATATTGGTGATGTCTTAGTTGTTTTGTTAGAGGAACAAATGAAAGAAAAGAATGAATCTGCTTGACTTTAAATGATAACTAATGTATAATATAACATTAACATAAGAGAATATACTTGATGGAAAGAATTGAAACGACTGCGATTAGAAATCTAATCCATAACGAAGAATATTGTCGAAAAGTATTGCCTTTTATCAAAGAAGAATACTTCACAGATAGATTAGAGAAGCTTGTATTCACACAAATATATGAGTTCGTAAATAAGTATAACAATCTTCCAACAAAAGAATCTTTGTCAATTGAGATGAACTCAAACAAAGGCGTGAGCGAAGATGAATTCAAAAGAATGAATGAAATCATTTCATCTTTAAATCCAGAACCTATTAACTTAGATTGGCTTGTTGAAACAACAGAAGTCTGGTGTAAAGACCGTGCTATTCATAATGCAATTCTAGGCGGTATTCAAATACTTGATGGCAAAGATAAAGACCATACTCCAGAATATCTTCCTGAAATGTTGTCAGAGGCATTATCAGTTTCATTCGACCAGAAAGTCGGCCATGATTATCTACTTGAATCAAAAGAACGATATGAATATTATAATAGAAAAGAAGAACGACTCGAACTCGATTTAGATTTCTTCAACAAGATTACAAGAGGTGGTATTCCATCTAAGACATTGAACATCTGCCTTGCAGGTACCGGTGTCGGTAAGACCATGTTTATGACTCACCTGGCTGCAACAACATTGTTACAAGGCAAGAATGTATTGTACATCACAATGGAAATGGCAGAAGAAAGAATCGCCGAAAGAGTTGATGCAAATCTATTGAATGTCGGCATGAGTGATTTAGAAGAATTACCTTATAAGATGTATGAATCGAAGATAAATAAGTTACAGAATAAAACAACTGGTCAATTAATTATTAAAGAATATCCAACTGCAACTGCACACATAGGGCATTTCAAAAATCTATTGAGTGAACTTGCATTGAAGAAGTCATTCAAACCAGATATAGTTTTTATTGATTATTTAAATATATGTGCCTCGTCAAGATTCAAGGCAGGTTCAAATGTTAATTCATACACATATATAAAGGCGATTGCTGAAGAACTTAGAGGTATGGCAGTCGAACATGATATTCCAATATTCTCTGCAACACAAACGACTCGAAGTGGTTTTGTAAGTAGTGATGTAGGCCTTGAAGATACTTCAGAATCATTTGGGTTGCCAGCAACGGCAGACTTTATGTTTGCATTAATTTCATCTGAAGAACTTGAAGAAAAGAATCAGATAATGGTTAAACAATTGAAAAACAGATACAACGACCCAACGATAAATCGAAAGTTTATTATTGGCGTTGACAGAAACAAGATGCGTTTGTATGATGTAGAACAACATGCACAGACAGACCTTGTAGGTAGTGGTCAACCTGACACGACAATGGCGAGTAAATTCACAAAGAAACTTGGTGAGTACTCAGACTTTAAAATATAACAAAGGAGAAACAAATGGCAGTAACAATTAATGGTATAGATTATGAACAAGAAGATTTAGCGCCTGGCGTTGCAAATTCAATTGCACAAGTTCAAAATGCAAACGCTATGATAGCAAGAATTCAAGCTGATTTATTAAATCAACAAATCATTGCACAACATCACAGTAAGTTTATTTCAGATAATCTACCTGCTCAAGTTGAAGATAGTGAAGAAGCAACTGATTCAGATGAAGATACTACTGAAGATGCTGATGTAGTAGCAGCTGAGTAAAAGTGGAATAAAGCTTGACATTCTCTCCGTAGTGATGTATCATATAGATATAAATAGCACTATACGGAGAGAAAAATATGGCACAAAAACTAAGCAACAAAGAAGTCGCTAACAGACCAGAAAAACCAGAGTCAGCTGCAACTTTTATCAATAAGATTTTAAAGCAAGGTGGCCGTGGCGCTGATTTCAAAACGGAAGATGGATTATTCTGTTCTGATTATGTTACTGTTACTTACAAAGACAAATCAAAGAAAAAATATGAACGACAAACTCTAAAAAACTTAAATGAGGCGTTGGTTGCAGAATATATTGCACGAGGCCC